TAATCGGATCTAAGTCGGCGCGTATCATGACGAACTTGCCGACGTTGAAGTACTTATCCGCTTGTGTGATGAACGTCTTCGCAGTTAGACCAATTGTGTTCGACGATGTAGATGTGCCGAATAGCTTCTGTGCCTGCGCAGCACTTTCAACCGCGCTAGCCTGTGCATTCGTCGCGCTCGTTGCTGCATTCGACGCACTCGTGGCAGCTTGACTAGCACTACCAGCCGCAGCAGTCGCACTAGCATTCGTGCTATTCACCGCAGCAGTAGCGTCAAACACCAGTGCCCATTTAGTACCATCAAACGTCGATGTGGATTTGTGGCTAGTTGTACACAGGTAATACTGATAGGCGTTGATGAATACGATCTCGCCCAACGAATACGTCGTGTTAACTTGCCATTGTCCTCTAAACACAGGCACGCCTAGTGTCTGCACCACCCAATACGTCGGATGCGCAAGACGATCAGCTTCAAACGTTCCTGATGCTGCGCTGGTGTGTTCAACTAGACAACGATACAACAACCCATTGACGATGTCATAAACACGATCGCCGACAAAGTACAGCGTACTATACGCCCATTCACCACGTATCTGCGGAATGCCTGCTTGCAGCAACATGCCATCAAGCTGCGTCCAGTTCGCATACTCTAACGTATGCCACCTGGGTGTGTCGAAGTTGACTAACTTGAATGCGTAATTAGGTGTATAACCGCGTATGTTAGCGACCATACATCACCTCATAAGCAGGCAATGTAGCCGCTGCGATTACTGTATTACCTCTCCACCCGCCCCATCCGGCCACCCCAATTTTAGGGTGTAAATTGGAACTGGGCAAGATGCATAAACCTGCATATTCCTGCACCGTTTCCATCGATATGTCAAGGGTGATATACACTGTATAACTCATCCACGCACCAAACTACCGCGCTGATACATGAAGCTAATGGCGCTGATAGACAACGGACCTGTTGTCTCGGCGTTGATACCTGCTTTGAGTATCTTAAACTTGACAGGTACTTGCCACAGCTTTTGTTCGCGTGTTCTACGTCCTGCACCATACACCTGCGCACCCGCGCCGTAGGCGCCAGCTTCACTAGGCACGAATGTGAGTTGTCTAGCTGGCACGTGTTTGCCAGTTGCGGCGTCTTTGTAAATGTTATCCACAGATACGCAGAATGTGAACTGCGCAGTACCTGTTGCATCTACATGCACAAAGCGCAACGCCTTCGTCGCTTGTCGTGAGCCGAAGTCAGCCCACGGTAGCTCCCACTTGAGTACAATAGGCTCGCCTTTGTATTCCTCCCACGCATCGGGTTCGATAGCACGTGCGGCTGCGAAGTTGGCTGCTGTTGTCTGGACGTTCTCTAGACACTTATACACTAACCCATCAGCATTGTCGAAGATGCGTGTGCCTGCTGCGTAGAGTGTGTTACTAGTCCACGATGCTAGATCGTACATCCCGTACCAATCAGCGTGTATGAGATGATCTGATGAACCATAGCGCATCATGTAGCCGTCAGGCGTGAATAGAAACGAACGACCTTCTACCGTCCCACAACCGCAGTTGAATATGAGTGTGTTGACTGCGTTAGGCTTCGATGTTTTGAACCTACTCCATGCGTAGAGCTTCAACTGCGGCACGTAGTGATAGATGTATCCAATAGAGCCGTTGTTGACTGGTCGCACTTGGATGTTATTACCACCACCTGAGATGTTTGTAGCTGGTGGCGTTGTGGGTAGGTCCTCACCTATTGATACCAAGATGTAATCTTCGTTGATAACGCTAATAACTTCGCGTCGGCCGTTGATGTTAGCTGCGTCTACGTCACCTACTGCTAACGAGCCGCTAACGTCTACTAAGTCGCCTTCTTCGAACTGATGACTGTCAATGCGCATGATCAACGTGCGCTTCGTGACGTCATCGTAACCCATATCACCGTCGAAGAACAATGGATCAGCAGTCAACCTGCGCACATCGCTAGCATCGTATTTAGGCAGGTAGAAGTGTACAGACTTATTCTTGCTATCGTAGAAGCCGAACACCTTCAGACGCATTGTCTCCTTACGCAGCCTACCAATGTGTGCAGACATCATCGTTTCGACGTAGTTACTCACTCGCTCAGGGACGACGGCATTTGAGACAGTTGACAACTTGGCACTAGGCACACCATTGAAGTCAATCATGAACACGTCGCTACCGATTTCAACAACACTACGTGGCGCGTTGCTCCCGAAGCCGTTGAGTGTGTCGAGCGGACTAGGATCGTGTAGCGACACAGCACTACCACCCGGCTCTGTCATCACTCCTAACTTCATCAGCGTCGTGGCTGTTGGTGTGATTACCAACAACGCATCCTTGATAGTAGCAAACGCACGCACAGCTTGTTCAGGACTAGCGACGATCTTCGACATGTCGATGTCAACAGCGTCCATAGGCGTTGGAGCGGTTGAGAACACCACGCATGTGTCTTTGGCGGCAATGCGAATGTTAGTGACATAATCAGGCATATCGCGTAGGTCTGTATCATGCACAGTGAAGTAACGAAACGCTGACTTGCATGCGTCGAACGCAGGTATCTCGATGTTACTACTTGCATTACCCGGATCGACCAATGGCATGACCCAATCAACACGTGTGAAGTCTATCGTCAACGGCTTATCTCTACCGTTGCTGCATATCAACTCTTTGCCGAAGATGTCACTCGCAACGATGTCCGTCTGTGTCCAACCAATACGTGTGTTGTTCTGTGCGAACGCTATTGCATGGCTCAATATACGCTGTGCGTTTTTATCTCTATCAACGCGTATGATCTCGCCTGTGGATGACCAGATGATGACGTAGTTGGCGAAGTACTTAGCCTCTACAGGCTCGCCACCTAGCATGAACGTGTCGTGCGTCCAATTGATTGTATCTGCGCCGCTCGTACCACTACCTGATGGTGAGTTAGTAACGACGATTTCGAATTGATTGGCGTTGAGAATACGACGCACACCATGCACACGGTTCATCATCTCAGGTGAAACGCCGAGGAATGATGTATCCCATCCGCTGATGGTGATATGCGACATCGCCGTGGTGGCAGGATGATTAGTCCAGTTAACTGTTACTATTTTGTTCTCTAATATGGTGGTGATAGTGATGCTAGCTGTGCCTGACGTCGCCGTACCTTGTTTCAACTTCAACCACATCTCAAAGCCATAGCGCGGGCCTACACGTCGGTCTGTGTATGTGACCATGTTGTCGAATATAGGAGCGAACTTCGATGTGAGGTTCTGCTCACTATCGACCACGTTCAACCCACCACCGAAGTCTCGTATAGTAGTGTTCTGTAGCTTCGCAGTAGGTCGCGGCTTCTTAGGTCTACCTAATGGTTTGTGCGTGCGAATAGACATCTGCACCATTATCAGGTCCACCTGTTAACAGTCGAACGCGTTGACGGGATAGTATCTAGTGGGATGTTGAATTGACCACGGTTGTATTGACTGAGTGCATCTTGGAACAGTGCTTTGAATTTATCACTATCACCCGGATTAGTGCCGTCGCCTTCTAACACATCCCAGCATGTGCCGAGTATCAGCAACTGCGTATCCATGTATATTTCATCGCTATCCTCTTCGAAGTCTTCAGGCTTTACTCTATACGTTACATACACTGTGCCAGTTGTAACAACCGGCAAGACCCTGAATAGCTTCGGTGAGTTCATACCAGCGGGACATATGCTGGGATAGCTGATGTCTGTATGTCTGACGTTCATAGGCGCGAGAGGCATCGGCTTATGCGAGTTTTCATGAAACACACTATGCAGATCACGCCAATCTCTAATCGTGCCTGCTAAGTCAGTAGTGATGAAGCCGTTCACGCCGTCTAATACATGCGGCTCCTGATATACCATATACTCAGGTATCCAATACTCTCTGAACAGCAGATCGAACTTGTGTTGTATAGCTAGCTGTATGCGTGGCTCTGCGTATATCTGTGCATCCAACCCCTCAACCAACGCTAATCGCTGTAGAACCTTCGTCACAAGATCGCCGAATGTGATCATGATTTGTTCCACACCTTATATATAGCGCGTAGTTAGCCCCCACGTTGCTACATGCGTGAGGGCTAACTCGTTAACAACGTTACTCTTTCTTGCTTTGATACCCGGTAGTCTTCGCACCAGCCTTGTCAGCAGGCGCGGCACTCGTCATCTGGCTCTTCTTGATTGTCACCGTCGTACCATCTGCAAGTGTAGCGACGACACAATCACCGTCCTTCTCGTAGCCAGGATCAGTTGCAATAGCATCACGCACTGCAACGATGTTCTGGCCACCGTATTGCTGCGCATATTCCGCAGTCATGCTAACCTCCTAGTGTTGAGTTGTTAGTTGCTTTACGCGTTTACACGATTACGTGTGCAGAGCCGTGCAAGTTACTGCGATCAACGAAGCACGAGAAGCGATAGGTACGCACACCATCCGGCGCCGCTGCTGGCGTATACGCACCACGCGGATCACCAGAGGTGAGTGACTGTGTGACTACACCAGCCAACAACGCGCCTGCTGCTGCTGCAACGTCACTCGTCATCTCACCACTCATCGAGGTATGGAGCACCTTATAAGGCACACCCAAGATAACACCAACGCCGATGCTGAATGTCCCAGACGCAGGCACGCTAACATACGCAACGTCTTTGAACATCTTCTTACTGACAACAGCACCTGCGATGAGTGTGACGTTCTCTTTGATAGCCTGACCGAGGTAGTCATAGCCGTAGATCACACCAGCACCACCGGCGCCAGCAGTAACAGAGATGCTACGACCATAACGGCCCATGAGGAAGTCAGTCTGCGCTACTGCTGGCACGACATTGCCTGCTGCTGCGAGAACCTGACCGTTAACAAGCACACCCGCGCCTGCCGTAGCAACAGCGGGAATGTCTACAGTCGTGATACCGTCAGTGCCAACATCAGCCGCGTAGCAACAATCCGCTACACGGTGATTAACACGACGCATGCTAGGAACGGCGACTTGAACAGCCATAGTTATTTATCCTTCTCATCTACCTGCTCTACATCTGGCATCGAGTTGAGCAGCTTGTTGACGATATCAGGGTCACCTTCAAGCAGCTTCGTCACTGCTTCCAGTGCCTGTTTCTGTCTATCCGATAGACCACCACTAGCCTGCACCATACCCACAGGAGTATCATCGCCACCTTCTACCAACATCGGCACAAGGTTGCGATCTAAACGCAAACGCAATGCATCTTCATGTGTGAGGAACACACTGTCGCCGCGCAGAGTGCGAACCATGTATCCTTCAATCTCAACAACAGTAGGCACGATGCGAAAGCCGATCTCGTCTTTGACGGTGCGATTGACTGTAGTCGTTCGCTTCACCGGCTCAATCGTGTACGCAGGCACAGGACGTTTGCGCTCGTCCATTGACATCGCCTGCATAGGACGATTAGCGAAGCTCACTACTGGTGTTTCTGAAGAAGCCATCGTGTTGTAACTCCTGCTATACAGCGTATAAGCTAGTTAGTCTTAGTCGTTCACCACTGCATGCGTGCGGTATTGCTTCCACGTGCAGAACTGGCACTGCGTAATAACGCGCTGCCCGTAGCCGTCGATAGTCCACGGTGCTGTGAGATCGACGTTCTTCATGTTGTTGTCGCCGAGGATGTGCAGACGCAGGTAAGTGTCGTTGAGGAAGTATGCACGATCCACAGGACAGCTTTCGTCGTAGATGATAGGAACGCCGTTGTGGCTTACACCATCAAACCCAAGATCCATCATCCGCTTACCGGAGGATGTGTTGGTGAGAGGGATAGTAAGCTTTGCACGCACTGCTGCACGATACAGGCGATAGTGATTGCGCCCAGTGATGATGACCTTCGGACGTTCTGTGCCCTGCTTGAGGTCGAGAAGTACGTCATCATAAGCTTCTTCGATGTTCGTGCTGTTGAGAGTACCCATGAAATCGTAGGAAGACGATCTCCACTGTACCTCCGCTGCACGATCCACACCAGCGAGAGAGCCGGTAGTAGGGTCATCAGGGACAAGTAGTGATAAGCCGTTAGGATCGTTGCCTCCACCGAAGCCGTAGAGGTACATGCTGAATTTCTCTTTAATGCTGAGTTCGAGAGCTTCCAGCTTGCCCTGAAGCAGCTTAACAGCAGCTTGTTCACCCTTATTCTCGTCTTCCTCCTGATTAGAGATGATGACCGTGCCAGCAATGCGCGACCACCGATATTCGAGCTTGATGAACTCTTGCGTCTGTTGCACCGGGAGTGCGTCATAGTACTGATAGCTCCCCACAGTAGGGTTACGACCAGTGAGCAGTGGATTAGTGATGTTATACCCACTGCTTTCGTTCTCGATACGATCACGTGCGAAGCACCACGCCATGAGTGCATTCGATTGCATCGCAGCGACGATCAACTTCTTCCTGCTACGCTCAATCGTCGTAGCGAGGACGTTCTGGAGTACAGGCATCTGCCTTATGTCCTATTTGGAGTTAAGTTCCGTGAAGACAGCCGATGCAATGTCGCGCCAAGGCGTGTTGCTGCGGAAGTCTCCACCCTGATTGCCATTCATACGTTGAGCACTTCCGCCTGATGGACTAACACCGCGCATATCACCCGGTGTTGATTGTCTACGTCCACCACCACCGCGTTGGCGCCTCATAGCAGCCTCAATCTGCGGCCTGAGTGGTGAAGTAAAGTCCATACCACGACGTTCTACCCAACTACGTAGCTCGAAGTAAGCACGTTCAGGCGTCAAGCCATGATTGCTCACCAAGTTTGAGATTTCCACACCATGCGTTTCAGCATGTGGGTGTTGTTGTACGAATTGCTCCATCTGCACCTGAGCAGTTTCAGCAATACGTTCCTGTTGCTGCCTTTGTTTAGCAGCTTGCTCGACTGGACCTAATCTGCGGTCAAGTTCGTTCGTAATGACGCGTGCATTGATCTGCGGTACGGCGTCATTGCCGAATATGTCCTCCATCGTAGCGCCTGCTGCAAGAACACGCGCAATGATGTCACGGACGGCGAGAATTGGGTTACTCTCAGCCATAGCACGTAGCTGCAAAGCCTCGCGTGCCATAGTTGGTGATAAGTTGTGCTGCTTCATCACCTGATCGATGCCTTGATAGGCTTGCAGGTGCTGTTGCATCGCCTTAATCTGGCGAGCGGACTGGTTAGCAGCGTACTGAGCGCGGTTTAGGTTATAAGCTAGCTGCTTTTCACGCCGCGTTGCTGCAACAACCTCACCATTGCGACCAAGTAGCTCGCCTTTAGGCCCTTTACGCGGTTTATCTGTGAAGAGTTGGTCTTCTTTACTTTCACGTTGCGACGGATGACGATCACTGCCGGTTTCTTGTCGCTGTTCGCCTGTCTGATCACCACCTTGGTCATCTGTAACACCCTGCGGATGACTAAGTGGCAAGTCTAACTGACTTTGATCACCACCACTGTCGCCTTCTTGACCCTGCGAGGGTTGATCTTTGATGCCAAAGCTGTCGCCAACAGCAGTCATCAGGTCTTTATCTTCGCCAGGCATTATAGCCTCCTATGCTGCTGCGCCTTGTTGCAGTTGTTGCACCACTTGCGTAGCTATTTCAGCCATACTCTTGCCGCGTGCTAGCTGTATACCGACTTGTTGCTTGATTTCAGGCGGCATACCGTCGATAAGTTGCGCCACCTGTTGCACAATCTGCGCGATATTGTCAATTTCCAAACCACCGCCTGCCTGTCCACCACCGCCACCTGCCTGTTGTCCACCCTGCGCCTGTGCGCGTGCTTTCATAGCCTCAATCACCATCTGCTGACGACGATCTTGGCCTTGTTGTGCGCCTTGTTGGTCTGCTTGTTCACTCTGTTGTTCTTCAGGTGTCGGGCCTGATGTTTCTTTCATGATGCCTTTGTAGATAAGCTCCCAGTCTTCTCTGCTGACGACGACGTTATCGAACGCCACCGAAAGAACTTTGAGGGCAACAACAGCAGCAATAGGAGTAGCACGAGTAAATTGACCAATGATTTGGGAAATCTGTAAGGCTTGTTCCTTCTTTGCGCGTGATGTAGGCTTAAGAGTACTACCACCGACAACACGCGGAGTAAACAAGCGGCGAATAGATCGCGCATCCATCTGTTCCCAATCTGCCGCGAGTTTGTCACCTAGTATGATAGCTACTTCCTCTTTGCGCATGAACTGCAAACACATCTGCGCCGTTAACCACAACACAGTGCCCACGCTGTCTTCGATAGCATCCATCTTCTCATCAGCGCGTGTTTGTACTTGCGACTCGTAACTCTCAATCGCACGATTGGTGGTGTTTGTTTTGTACTCTACACCGCGTTGGACGCTAGCGACACCTGACAAGCGGTCGATAGCTTCCATGACAGGTTTCTTGTCGAAGAACTTCATCGCATCTGCGGATGGTGGGAGTAGCGGGCCTATGATGTCGCTGAGCTTCTTACCATCAGGTAGATCAACGCCAACTAAGTTGGTGTCAGTAGTACCGTTGATTAGCGACTCAAGTATGCTGCTATCTTTGATGCTGTTCTTGTCAAACACCACCTTGCCTGCTGCGAACTTGCGTACTTTGGCCCACTCGTTATTTATGATGTTGATGTCGTCTTGTTGGTCCAAGTAATATGTAACTTCTCCTTTGGCGTACATTGTAATGGGATCAGTGTGAAATTCCATAGGAACAACTGTGAAGAACTGATCGAGAGAGTATGGGTCATCCCAGACCCACAACGGATAACACCAGTCATTGCAGTTGTAGAGTTCAACTCGTCTAGTAACTTTGTCCCAGACATAGACCACCTTTGTCATCTGTGCGGCTAAGAACGAACGCTGATCAGAGTAGCCGTACTTGCTGTATTCGGCGGTGCTATAAGAGAAGAGTTGAAAGTTGTCTGTCTGACCACGTTCACCTTGATCAGGTGATACGCCAGCCTTGATGACGTTGGTAGGTGAGAACACGCTCTCCCACTCATCACTATCGGGCTTCTTGCGTCCGAAGCGCGCGCGTATGAGTGATGTATACATCAAGTCTTCAACCATGATCCAATTGCACTGACCACTGAGGTCGAGGTCGGTAGCTGTAGTATCGACAATGATCTGATCAGGACGACGCACCTTCACCCACGGACCTGATGGTGTGAGCATGTCAATTGTTTCTTCCAACGCAAGCAGCTTGCCTTCACACTCCTTGATGTCCTTCTGCGACTTAGCCTGTTCTAGCTCCGTTGACAGTCGCTGTATTTCTTCTAACGCAGCTTCACTGCTGTTCTCGCGTAGGGTGTAACCGACTTCGAACCAGCCTACATTCGTTAAAGTTGTAGATACAATGTTACGTTTAACCTTGCGCTTGAGATTAAGACCCGGCTGCGTCTTTTTAGATGCTAATGTATTAACGAGCTTTTCCACTACGCGCGCACGGGGTTCGTCTTCTTTGTCCTCAGTGCTAAATTCAGCTTCGGGGTTTTTAGTAAATAACATCGGGACAAGTGCCGACACATTAGCGAAGACGACGTTCTCCGTGCTTTCCATCGTACCTTGTAATGGTTTACCAGCAGCCATCTCTTCGTCACCGCGCGACGATGCGTTGTCACGTGTGTGATCATGACGGTAGTAGCGATATGCTTCATTCCACGCATCGGCGTTCTTACTCATCGCGCTTTTGCCTTGATCGTAGCGACTACGCCACAATGGGCCGCGATGTTTAGACACAGGGATCTTACTCTCACCAATGACACGATACATAGGTGACGCGTCTTCAACAACCTCATCTGACGACATCACACCTTCATAGGTGTTCACATCGGCTGGAGAAGCTGATGGACGATTGTATTCTTCGCCGCGATCGTATTCGTCAGCCATATCTGTGCCTGCGTGGGTTCTCTGTGTCTTTGTCGCGTTCCTGCCACAGCATCCACGATGGTATGCGTTCGTTAGCAGGCACTTGATACTTGCCTATATCAGGCATCTCACTTAGCAAGTACTTTGTTGCGTCCATAGCGTGATCGTTGCGGTCAATAGGTTTGTCAATACGTTCACCGCTGGTAGATTGCTGCCAGAAATATCCAGCGACCTCATCTGTCCACCAGTCGAGTTTAGCGTTAACAAATAGACGCGGGGAGCCTGCAACGCGCTTGATGGGATGTAGTAGCTGGCGATTGATGTTGAGATACGCACCCACCTTGACAACACCGTTGTTGATGTCACTGTTGCCTCGCTTCATGTAGATGTTGTCTTCTTTGAACATATCGGCAACTGTTTTACCAACTGTGCGACGATTGACTGTTTTACGACCGAAGATGCTAGGATCAGCTTGCACCTTGTGCATCTCGTCTAAATCAACACACCAATCTTGTCTTATACGGCGTATAGCTGAAACTTGTTCATCAATAGACATCTCTTTGCGATAGAACCCATCGCAGATGATGACGTGTTGTTCAGGTGTGACGAAGCCTAGCATATAGCATGAAGGCTGTGCTTGCCCGTAGTCGTATGCTTCTATCCAGTTTGTTTGGTAATGTGTCTCAGTATAGCCGTCGAGCAGCGCATGTAATTCACCTTCTTGCAGTAGATGTACAGTGGCGTCATATTGTGGATATACCAGTCCTTCGTAAGCCACCCACTTTCCAAGTAAGAAACGGTCACGCTGCTGACCTGAGTACATCGTCTCCAGTGTTTGAATGAAGTCGCCACCTTCAGCCTCATGAACATGACGCAGTTCATATGTGCTACCCTCGATGACTTCAATCAACAACTGCGCTTTACCATCGTGAGTGAGAACAGGTTTGCGGTCAACGTCACGTACACATATGAGGTCGTCTGTGATTATACCCGTGGCTTTGTATTGTACCAATGGACGAACTAACTTTGTATACACCCAGTTGCCAGTTGGATTGCATGTCAACATCATCCAACGCGGACCAGTGACAGGCATTGCAACGTCGTCACCTGTGTAACGTGCGCGACCACGCAGACGACCAAACAAGTCTAGGAAATCTTTGTGTGTTATCTCTGGGTCTTCGACTTGATCGACGATGACCCAATCGAACGTAGCTGACAAGAGATTTGAAGAGCTGCTCTCTGTCTTTGTGCCTTGCTGCGCGATATATCTGAAGTAGATAGTAGTTCCGTTCTTTAGGTGGCAGATGTTGTCCCCATTCTGCCCAACTGCGAATGACACTATCCATGTCGGGGGGCACCACTTTAGGAACTCCTTACGTATAGTATCGTTGAGCTTAGGATACGTGCTACGTGATATGAGACCAGTAGAACCTGGGTACTTGTCAGCTAGCTGTAGCGCCTTGATAACAGCGGCGGTAGTCTTACCATTACCAAACCCACCACCGTATATCTGCACCTTAGCCATAGAATGCAGAAAGCGATCCTGAAGACTGCCTTCCTTCAGCAGTAACTCAGGACGCTCAGCGACATTGACTGCACGTGTTCTAGCCATACATCACTATTGTGCGTCTACCCACTTTGTGCCACCGATGTTGCGATACAAGTCACCTGTAGCGGTGTCTACACGGAGTTCGCTAGGATAGCCTGCTGTAGTAGGAATGCCCGCTGCGAACACAGTAGGCGTGCAGTAGCTAGGATCAACAACGCCGTAGAAACCGTTGGCGATGATACCTTGGCCGTCTTTGTTAGGAACGATTGCCATAGCTATTTCACTCCTTTAACATTAGGCGTCACATCTATCGTGGGCATTTGTTTAGGCTGAGCTACTTCACGAATATGACGAATGATTAGACCACCTTCCATCGAATGACGATGTTCCATCACCTGCTTAGGTGAGAAGCCGCCTCGGTCGAGCATGTTCATCAACACGCGTGCCTTCGTAGCGGGGCGTGTTTCTTCGTCTTCAACAAGATCTTCGAGCTTATCAAGTGCAGACGCAGACATAGCGTCGATGCGCTTCTGCACGCTGTCAGATGTCAGTGCGGCGATGTTGTCTTTGAGTAATGTGTCGAGTTGCTGGAAGAGTTGCAAGCCTTTAATCATATCGACTTGAGACAGCTTCAACCCGGTGGCCTCGGCGATCTCTGCGTCGTTAATACCGAGTGTGAAGTACAACCACACAACGCCGCACGTAGTCACAGCTTTACTATCAGCAGGTAGATCAACCAGACCACGACGCACAGCGCGATTGTTACGATCACGTCCGCGTACTGTAGTAGCCTGTGCTGATTGTTTGTATTTCTTCGCTTGCTGATTGATGACTGCATCAGGCGACGTTGACGGTAGGATTGCCTGACCCGTCTTTGTATCAATGACTAATCCATTGGCGAGCGGCAGATCGGACATTACGCATTCTACCTACGACGCTGCTGTGGACTAGATGGAGCACTGCGATATATAGATTGCAACATAGCACGCATGCGTGGATCGTTACCTGCGGCAGGTGTCGCCTGCGGCGATGCGACGCGTGGAGGTGGCATAGCGCCGCGTGGAGGTGGCATCGACTGCGGATCACCTTGTGACATGGCTGCACTAATCAATGCATCCATATTAGCATTACCGCCGCGAGGACTACTACTCCTACTAGGAACACTACCAGCTTCCTGTCCTTCTGCTTCCATTTCTCCATCATCAGCTTCACCATCACCGTCGGCGTCAGTAGGTGCGGAGGATGCAGGAGGTGTCTCGGCGGGAGCAGCTTCACCTTCACTCTCATCCTCCGCTGCAGTGGCGGGAGTACTTTCACCACCGCTAGCCTGTTTACCTGCTGCGTTCTCCACCCACTGCTCAGCAGCAGCGGCGAGTTGCTGTGGAGGAACGTTGATGCCTAGTTGTTGGAGTGCTTGCGACACTTCATCAGGTGACATCTGTGCAAGCTGCGCGAGGATAGCGGTAATGTCCATACCGCCGCCTTGCTGCTGTTGTAGTGCTTGCAACGCTTCAGGAGGAATGTTGCCGCCTGCTAACTGAGAGGCATCCATCTACTTACGTCTCCGCATGATGTCGTTGTATAACTTTATCTCACCAGCGCGACGCTGTTGTTTCTGCTTCTCAGTGAGACGTCCCCAATCATCATTCGCATCGATGTTGTCAGCTTCAGGTGGACGCGGGCGTGGTTTAGGTACACCCTTGCCCATGATCTGATTGTACAGTTGTATCTCACGCATACGCTGTTCAACAGCGCGCGGATCAGTAGAACCTTCAGGCGGGATGTCGATGGGTTCGATCTGCTGTTGTGCAGCTTCATCGATCCATTGTGCATCATCAGCCATTGAGTGTTCCGTTCTTGCCACCACCTCCGTTGCCAGACTTGTCAACTGGATAGCCTGAGGTAGCTACAGTAGGAGTAGCTGCGAGCGGCTGCGGCATGAAGTACGGCGTCATCTGTGCTTGGAAGGCTTCCTTCTCTGTGATCGTGGTAGCATGGAGAGGAACGACTGCATACGGCGCAATGGGGATCTTACCACCCATGTCCATAGACGTGTGTTGTCGTGCCTGTACTTGTGCGATGGTGTATTCAGCGTTAGCACCTACACCATTAGCAAGAGCACGGCCGATTTCACCGAAGTGCTGACCACCTACAGATGCAGTGAGACGTGCTACACTACGCATCGTAGCAGTAGCTTGCTGCGTGAGTGCGTGAGGCTGACCGAATTGAAGGTCCCAACCACCGGCCCATGCTGGCATAGCAGTTACTCCTATCGTTTGTATGTCGTACAAACTATCTTCGGGCCTAACACAAATACAACGTAAAGTCAATCTATACACTGTATAACGCACAGCGACGAGCGTATGATGTCCGGCCCGAAGGGCCGGTTAGGAGCCTAGCCTTGGACCTAAACTACCATGTGATGAGCTATACAACAGCTAATCCACATGGGTTGCATGTATATGTGAGTGTGCTATGATATATGTGCTTGTGATAGACGACTTAACCTCGTAACACACCTCACATACAGGGGACGTGTTACGAGGTTCTTTTTATAATTGGCCAGGTACTTATACTATATACATACTATAACACATAAAGGCGGGGGGAGTAGTCGCATTCGCAAACAATTTCATAACGTGCGGGGCTTGTGACTTATACAGGCACACACATTTACACCAATTCCATACACGCAGGGGCTTGTGACAGTGCTCATTCCCCGCGCACACGCCCCTGCATGTGCGGCACTTTGGGAATTGCCGGGGGACTCGTCTCGCACGCATGCAACATAGCAACACTACGCACGCGCGAAGCATGACACACGCGCAGCATGACAACAGTATATCATGCGCGTGTGTGGTTTAGTCACAACACTGTGTTGATCATAGCACACTGCACCATGGGCGCGGCGGCACACTACCACACCTAGCGCACTCATCCCCTCAAGCCTACCGCATATGGTGTCGCGTTTGTCACGTGCTATGTGTGCTATGTGTGATATAGCAACGCTATATGTCGGCCGATTTATACAGTGTATACCCATGTCGCTATGTGCCTGTTTGTGTGTGTGTAATTGAGTTATCCACAGGTTTGTGCGTTGTCTAAAATATAGCTGCTTGCATGTAGATTTACATATGCTATATTAGCAATAGTTAATCGCATGGTGTGATTAGCTAGATAGACGGATGGAGTGATAAGACAATGTTTACGGTTCAAATCCTGCGCAACGGTGAGTGGCTGGCGTATGCAGTGGCTGGCACACTTATCGTTGCAATGGATGAGTGGCGCAAAGCTAACCGCAAAGGCCACACTGCACGCATTGTCAATCAAACCAACGCTATCATTCATTAACTATCACAAGGACTTAAGATCATGAACGTAATCTCTAACGTCTCATCCTACGGCGCGGACATGCTGCACTACGCTGGCCTTAAGGGCGAGCAAGACAGCGGCCCGCTGTACTTCGCACTCGCCTACCATCAAACCCTTGTCGATCTTTCAGCTAAGATCGATTACGCTGTCGCCAACGATGAACCTAT